ATAATCATTGGCTGAAAGTCCTGCGGTCTTATATGCCTGGTCTGCATATGCAAGCATAGTCTCTTCTGAGGTTTTAAGTTTTTCATATTCTCCGCTTATCTCCTCGACAGATTTTCCAACCTGTGCGGCATACTCTTCTATACTGTTACCGCCGGTTCCAAATAATGTCTCTATACCTCCAATGCTCTGCTCCAAATCAGCCCCAAGCGATAAAGCTTCCTTCACTGCTGCCCCAATTCCTGCTGCCGCTATCAATCCTTTAATTTTGCTTATAAAGCTGTTCCCTGCCGCTTCTCCTGCTGCATCTCCGGCAGATGAAGCTTCGCCGCCTAGAGCCTGAGTAATTGAACCCTTAATTCCATTAGCACTGGGAACAATCTGTACATATGCTTTTGCTAATTCAGTTGCCATTTCTATCTTCCCCCTGCAATACGCTGTCTTGCCTTTTCAAACTCTTCAGCACTGTCGTATGATTTTATATTATTATCCTTCTCAATTCCGACAAGTTTAGCAAAGATTGACACAGGACGGTTCGAACCATTCTGTGCATCCTTGGTTTTACTCCATACAAGCACTGACAACCGGTCTACTGCTGCTGCCAATAGTAACGTGTTTATTGGTTGTTTTATCCCCGCCTTTTTCATTTTGATTCTGCTGTCATCCCTAAGCCCTATCGCTAAAACCGCCACCTTTTCAGGTGGCAGCAATTTAAAATCATATAAGTTATAAGTCTCTGCAAAATCACAAATCAGAGCATTTTTATCCAATCTGATATATTCAGCGAGGACAATCAGTTTTTTATTCTATTGTTAGAAGTAAGAATGTCACTGATTTCACGAAACATTTTTGTCATGTCTACCCTTCCACTCCCATTCACACAATGTTTCTTAAGCGCTTCATACTGCTCCATGCTTAATAATCTCTTAGCAACACGGACATAACGATGTGGATTATTTTCTATTCCATCAAGGTCTTCAAGCAGTTCCCAGTCATTCAAAGCTGCTTCATCCACTGAAAATTCAAAACCGGTCTTTGTTGCACCTGTCATCATTCCTCTCCTCCATTCTGAATAAGATACTCATAATGTGTATTTCCTGAACTGTCTCTATGCGCTGTGATTGTCGTTTCATAACCTATCGGTGTATCACCCTTATAAGTAATGTCGCCAACTTCACTCACTGCCGCATCGGGTATTACAATTCTTTTCAGAACGTCACCCTTTAATATCATATCCACGACAAATGCACAGCCTGCCTGTTCCTTGCTGTTGGCTATCACTGTTATTCCTGACGCAAGTGTACCTGTTACATTGTCATCGCCATATACAGACTTAAGAACTTCTACATTCAACGCCTCTATAAGCGTATACTTAAAAGTGTCCGGTTTCTCTGTCTGGATAGTTGCTACAACATCACCGCCCCACGCTTTGATATTCTCACTCTCCGGTGAATTAGAATTGACAATTCCATCTTCACTCACATACCCAAGAGATTTAAAAGCTACGTCAAGCTTAGACTTTGCATCAGTCGGCAATGCTGTTCCAAGAGGAGCCCTGTATATTGCTCCTCCGACTTTTGGTTTTCCTGTTGTTACATTTTCTGTCTGCATGTTCTACCTCCTAAAAATATGTTATGTCATACACCGCCTGATAGCGGTATTCCTTCTTAGCTGTGTCAGTGAAATTATAATCACTATTAAGCTCCGCCTTCGATATCATCGGCAGTGCTATGATATCATACATCACCTGTTTAACACGCTCATTAAGTGCTGCTGCCTCAAACATGGATTCCGCATAAGACTGTAACGCCACTGTAGCCATGTCAATATAATTTCTTCTGGCACTTCCGGTCTTTTCTATCAGCACATATCTCTGTGGATTATCATCAGGTTTCTCAGTTGCAACCCTGATTCCAAGCTGTTCTGACAGATATTCAATTATGATGGATTCAATTATGCCTGCCATGCATCACCTCAATGCCTTTAGAATGGCGTTGCTTTTAATGACCTGTTTATTATTCGTTTCCACAGTCACATTGCACCTTGATGGTCCAACATGCTGCGTCGATGTACAATGTTCAAGCTTAGATAATGCTTCATCTGCTCTGCCCTGAAGCATGTCCATCATTTCCTGTGATTTTAACCACTGCTTTATATTTTCTCTATTGAGTTTAACAACGACCTTAGCCATATAACTCCACCAGCACTTTCTTATTCCATTCGCCAGGAATGAGTGCATCTATGCCTTCAAGCGGATAGCCAAAGCTTTTCCATTCCCTGCCAAAAAATTTAACAGTGCAGTCATTCCAGTCATGCATATCACCTTTAGGAATCGCCAGAGTATACACTGCCTTCTTTCCTGTCAGGTCCGTGGCTGTGATTATGTCAGTTGAACTTGCCGGAGCAACAAGAACATTCTCGACATCAACATACTGTGTGTCATAAATCGGACAGCTAAAAGCATCTGTTCCTATTTGATTCCTAACCTGAAGCTGTATTGTTATGCCCTTCAACACCATATAAATCAATCACTCCTATCCTCTGACGCTTAAGGCCAAGTCTTGCAAGCTCTGATTTTTTGATAAAAAGACCGCCACCCGGAACAAGATATGTACCCGATACCGTATATCCAAGCGCCGACTGTGACATCTGTGATAGTGGCTCAGAATTTGTTGAAGTCATAAGCGTTCTGGCTACAACATCAACGGTTACGCTTTTTACAACACTTGCATAAGCACTGTCAGCTTCCACCAAATCATCAAGATTCTTACCGGCTCTTGAAGCCTCTACTCTAAGGCTGTCCGATACAATCTTTAACAGTGCATCTGCCCTCTTTTCCTCACTTGGAGTCATGACACGCCATAATATTGTCATATCCTCCAATGTCGCAAATGTCATTTTCTTTCTTCGCCGCCTTTCTTCTCAACTGCCTTGCGCTTGGGCTGTGTGGCTGTCTTAGTATCTTCCACAACCCAGTCACCGCCTGAAATAACACAAGCGGTCTCCATGACCGCCTGTGTTTTAATATTTCTGTATCTCATCACTCAGCCTTCTTAATCCTTGCAAAGGAATCCGCATCGAGAATACCCCAGCCAAGATATACCTCTGCACGGATATAGACCTGTCCATGTCCCTTAAGGTCATTTCCGGAATTATCAGGATCACCATACTCAATAACCTCAAGCTTAATGTTCTTGGCATATCCCCAACGGAACATGTTCTCAAAGTCTCCCACAATTCCCTCATCCTTCTCACCTGTCGACACAGTCTTGTTAATTTCAAGTGTCTGCGCACCTAATGTTGAAGGTTTTCCGCCAAAACGGAATTCAGGATATCTCTGCTCTCCATTAGTATTCTTAAGCTTAGAAAGCCCTGTTCTGGCTGCCGGTGAAATAGCAATACCTGTTACATCACGCTCAGAGCCTTCGACAAGTGCAATGGCAGCATCGATATTGTCATCGATTGCCGCCTCTGCATACTCAACCGTCTGTGTAACCTTGGAATCAAAGTTGTTTGTCCCGATTACGCTCGACGCTGTTCCAGTTCTAGGATTAACGCCATGCATTGCTGCAATGTCAAGGCCCTTAGCAACCTTCTTTGCAAAACCCTCATTGAATGCCTTGAGAATCTCAATCTTCTCCTCCTCGGTAGAATATAAGAACTCATCGGATACTCTCGCACCATACTCAAACTTAATAGGTATGATAGTAACCGGAGCGAGTGAAATTCCACCCTCCGACTTTGCTCCGCCCTCAGCCACAATGTCAATCTCCTTGTCCATCGTGAATGTGAACTCCTTCTGACCATTGAACGGAATAGGCTGCTGCTTTGATAAGACAGCAAGTGACGACCTGCCTCTTACCTTGCTGATTAAATCTGTGACCAACTGCGGATCAAATAAATTACCTCTTGTCGTTGCCATGCTGTAATCCTCTCTTTCTATTCATTTCGTGTTAATCCGGCAGCAAGCTTTTTATATGCTGCTGCCTGTGTGTTTGCCGCATGCTCAGAATCGGCAAGCGGCGGTACCTGAATGCCACCACATAAAGACTTAAGTGCCTGTGCACTCTGTCTTATGCTCTCCTCATCTTCTCCCTGAATAAACTTGATGGCATCATAGGATAAACCTGTCTCATGGGCTATTCGTGTTTTTACCGAGTCCGTCTCGTAAGCCTTAAGCCTGGCATCCCTTTCCGCTATCTGCTTGTCATAACCGGCAAGCTTCTCATTTGCGTCTGTAATTGACTTATTGAGCTCGCCTATCTTTGTCTCATACTCCTTAGACTTGATAGCAAAATCATCAGGTGATAGATAACCGCTGTATTTCTTCTCCTGCGTTTCTCTTTCTCTCTTAAGTCTCTCTCCTATTGCCGCGTCAAACTGCTCCTGTGTTTCAATAGGTGTAAATTCTCCCATACTGCTCCTTTCCCCACTTACCCGGTGGTATCGGTTCTGTATACTAAAAAACCACCCTCTCAGGTGGTTAATAGCCAATTAATAACTGACTCTCTGTTTCCTTTTTTCCTTACTCTCGCTACACTTCCAGTACGCAAGTATGACACTGTCTAAGAGTGCCACTTCTATATCATCCCTAAGCGACTTGTAGCCAAATCCGCCGTTGGTTCCTATTGCCCTTTTTTCACAGTTACTTACAGACTGCACGAGTGACGGTTGTCCCATGTGCCTTATGTTCTGATTGAATAAGCCCTGCTCAAATGCCGCATTGGCAGCTATAATCTCTTTGACAGTCGGAAACACCGGAGCTTTTAATTTGTTCTCCTTCATAGCTTCTGCTAGAAGCTGCTGACCATTTGCGCCGTCAGCAACAACTGCCCTGATATCTGCTTTTACCAGAAAATCAATTATCCATGCAAGACCTGCCCTTACCTCACGGCAGTCTACCGACTCAACAAACACTTTATCGCCGCCTGTCTTTACCGCAACAGATAATGCCACATTAGTTCCGTCATGTCCGAACTTAATTCCGACAAATAGCTTTCCCTTAAGCTTCGGAAGCTGTCCAACCTGCATTGTCTCCCATTCTGCCTTGCTGATTGCGGATTTCTGATTGTACTTAATCCACAATCCCAGACGCTGAATATTAAAATCTATCTCATCTGTGCCTATCTCATCCATGACTGAACGCTCCGTAAACACCGTTCCAAGTGATGGATTTGTCTGATACCACAAATCGCGGTTATGAACATCGGATTGCTCCGGCACCGACCATTCCGCCCAGCCTGTGTTATAGGTTTCTCCGGCAAGTGTCTTCTGCCGGAGTTTTGTGAACACAGTGCCAGAACTTACAGGTGTTGGCGGTGTACCACAGAACAGCGTCTGCGGATTTTTACTGTCTGTCACAACATACTTTAGAGCTGATTCCTGATCATCTGTATACTCCTGAGCCTCATCGATTATAAGCAGGTCAAAGCCTTCACCCAGTCCGCCCTTAGATGAACGTGTACGAAAATCACAGGTTCCTCCACTGCCATCAAGCATAAGAATCTTTTCAAGACCAAGCTGTTTTGTTGCAATGTAATGCTTATCATAGCTCTCGTCCTTCTTTTTTCTGACAACCTCTGTATATCCCATATCATCAAGGAATTTTTTTAGTCTCAGAAATGCCGAATGGCTCGTTGTAGTTCTATGTGCCGTATGTAAGATATGTTCCCCCTTTGTCAGACCATATTCTTCTCTCATTGCGACAATCTCATTCTTGCCGTTTCTTCTTGGCACAGAATACCCAAACTTTGTATGTATCCATAGCCCCTCCCCATTAACTGCCAGTATGTCACTCATTAACAGCTGCTGCCATTCCTGAGCTTTTCTTCCTGTTTCTTCATAAAGTGCAACTGCATCATCACCATAAGTTTCATAATAAGGCAGGACAACGGACTGAGTAGGTGTCTGGCAGCCTTTTCTAGCTTCGTTATCCATGCTACGCCTCCCATTTTACATAAATAATGTAGCTATACTTGCAGCTCCCGGAATGCTTCTTGCTATTTTCTGCATTGTACCGTTGTCTTTCAGATAATGAATTCCATCCGGTGTTATACGTGCCTTTGAAATATCAACATTCACCACATCACCACCCCAGGCGTAAGAAAACTTGATATTCTCAATCAGCTTATCCTCCGTCATATGCTCCAGAACATAATAAAAATATTCTTCGTCTATCGGTATTTCATCCGTTAAAGGCTGTAGGTACTGCTCAGGTGCAATCCCTGTTTTTTTCTTCAACCATTTATACAGATAAACTAATATATGACACACAATTACATCATAATCATCTTTAGCCATATTGTTCCTTTCTGTTGCACCGGTGCAACTTTGGCATGAAAAAACCACCTTTGCAGGTGGCTTATTCAAATCTATAAATTCGTTTCAATCTCTTTGCTCATAGCTTGAAGCATTTCTTCATTTTCCATATCCATGAAAAACAAATCTCCATCTTCCGAATTATTTTTCCTATATTCTTCGACATTTTCGGAATACTCAATCACCAAAGCATTAAGCTCATCACCAAGCGCAACAACATGAAAGACTACTCCATTCTCCAGCAAATAACAGTCTTCATCATTTATTCTGACACTCTCATATTTTTCTGAAAGTCTAGTTTTTATAAATTTAAGTCTTTTCAACAGCTCAGTCCCTATCATCTATCTCACTTCCCTCCATGTTATACCTTCTCTTCCCTTTTATGGAATCCGACATCTTATAATATTCACCACCATGATGGCTATTAGCTGCCGGGTGATACTGTATATACTTATCACCACCAAAAACAGTTCTAAATCCTCCACCCTCCTCAAATGTCTTTCCCTTCAAAGAACCTTGTCCTAATGGCATTACTATATACCCTGCATTTTCAAGTGCTCTTTTTAATCCGCCTGGAGTATATGCCTGAAGCAAAGCAGGATGTGTAAATATCTGATACGCAAACCCTGTCTTATCCTCCATTTTCTTCTCACGCTCTATAGGTGTGGTCTTTTCATTACCTAATTCTTTTTCTCTTGAATGTATTTTATCACTTTCATCTTTAGTTTTCCACTGTTTTGAATGTACATTCTGAACCTTTCCACTTCCGGGGTCATAATCAACCGTACACCTGCACCTCTGATGTCTGCGGTATACATCAGGAGGTACATCAGGATATGTATATTTTCCCGCAAGCCTTGCACACCACTCACAGCAGCCTCCGGACAGTTTTCTTACAATCCTTGGTGTTAATCCGGATTTTCCATGAAATTCCGAATTGACTTTTATGGAATCATCTACAACACTTTGTGAAAAGTTCTTGACAGGCTCATCAAGAAGCCATTTGACATTTTCAAACAGTTCGCTTGAAATTCTATTGATAATTCCATCTATCCTGTCACTGTTAAGCTCCGGTCTGATTGCATTTATACCAATGCCTGCCGCCTCATTAAGAGACTTTTGCACCTGCATTGATGTATTAGCTATCAGATTGTAATTATCATTCATTGTCGGCTCTATGATGCGCTTAGCAATATTATAATACAGCTGTCCATCCGGAAGAATATCAGATGTAATATTATGCTTATATACAGACGCAAGAATCTCACCAAGCTCTACCGCATATTCATTAGCCTCAGCATATGTTGCTGTTCCTGCATTCACTTTTTCAAGAATCAAAGCAATCTTCCTGCTATTTGTATAAGCTTCATTGAAATCCCTTCGTATCGCTTCAAGCAGTTCCGGTGCAACATCATCCATTAGCTTCACCACCTGTCCTTACTGGTAACTTACTTGCATTTATCCCTGTAAGATTTCTTAAATTGTCTGTGCTAAAGTATCCTGGTACAGCCTGATTAATTTTAATAGCACCATCACCAATGCTTGACAGCATAGCCGCATCCGGCTCAAATATCGGTTCCCATACCGGCTTGGTAAGATAAAGCTGTGAACGCTGATACCTGAAATCATCCCTCATACAAGCTGCCAGATATCCCACATTTAAGAAGCCGCTTCCAAATGTTCGTTGAGCTTTGCGTGCAAGCAGTCTTAGATTTTCATGTGATGCCTTGATTGCCTCTGCACTTGATGGATTGTCCGACACAAAACCTAAGTCATCCATTGTAAGCCCTGTTTCTCCTGCAAATAATGCTGCAAACATTCTTAAATGTTCAATATATGGTGTCATGCTCTGCTGTGTGAACTGTCCCACCTTCGGCACATCTCCATCATCATCCTTCCCGAAGTTTAATAAACTGCTCATCGTAGCTTTCCACTTGTCAACCTCTGTATCATCGCTCAGACCGAGTATGTACTTCTGCGGAAATGAGTAAAATTCAGCAGACACTTCAGAACGTCTGAGCGTCCTCAGTGCTGCCTGCATAATTCGCATACACGCACGGCTTATACGTGAGTGCCCGAATGGTCTTGATGCATCCGGCCTGTAAATGATTGGAACCAACAGCGGATAGTCTACTCTTGTTAGTCTGACATCCGTCCTGACAACTCCCTTTGTTATATACTCCGTTTTGCCAGGAGTGAAATAGGCTTCAATCAGCACATTATCATTGTCATCCCTTGATAAAACCGCATACCCCTCAGAAAGCAGCCCTGTTATCGGGTCAATGCTCCCTGTCGCATTGGCTCCATCAATCACCTGCAGGCGTGGAAAACCATCTCCATCAGGTGAGATGTAAATAAAACAGCATGATGATATCAGTGCCGACAGAACTGCATTGTCAAAAAGCACATCCGGATTATTCATTGAAAAAATCTGCTGTATATCAAAATTATCATCCTCAAAGCCATTGAATATAAGTCTGTCTGCAAGGCTGTCAACCGCCTTTCCGCACCACCCAAGTGTTTCCGTAAGCCATCTCATATCCGGCGGTATCATTGTGCTCCTGTCAATGATAGTGTTCTTCATGTCATAGTATTCATACCGCGTCAAAACCCTTGTTCTCTTGCATGCAAGCTTGTTACGCATGTATCCTATTCCCTTAAGCTGTGCCATCTTGCACCCCTTTCCGTTTCTCAGCGAGAAATATTCACAGTGACGGCGTGAACCTCTTTCATGCACACTCCGGGGGAGGTATGCCCCCTCAAGCTATGAACCTCTGTAATTAGCCCAATCAGTGGACTGCGGCAAAACCCTGTTGCTCAACACTTCCATTCTATTACTGTCTGCCGTGCCTCTGGACTCAATCAGCTTGTCTGACTTCTGCCGATTGCAGGTCCAGTGAGCAAGCTGTAGATTATTTATATCACTCGGATGACCGCCACGGGCTATTGGAATTATATGGTCAATACATGGTGACAGTGGGTGAGGATATTTCTTCGTGAAATCAACAGGATTTCCACAGATTCCGCATACTGTCTGTGTCGCATATATTTTCTTTTTATTCTTTTCAAATACGCCTCTGTGTGCTCCATCCCTGTCTGGTCTTACTGTTTTTGCCATATGTACTCCATTCGAACAGAAAGAGCCCTGGAAAAATAAGTCCCCTACCGGTATATTTCCGACAGGGGACTTTTTTTTCTCAGCTCTTTATTTGATGATACCATAATATCACATGTGAGTGTGCCATTCCATGCCATCTTTCACTTTTTAACATATTTTTTTAATCTTTTTTATCCTGCTGCCGGGCTTGAACCGGAATATCAAAGTGCTCCAATGCCTGCGAGTGTATTCTATGTATCTGTCTCCAGCTTATGTCAAGGTCAAGGCATATATCATCCCATCTCTTTAACAGAATATATCTGTGCACAAGCACGTTCTTCTCGTCCGGATCATCCAGACGCTCTATCGCATTTTTTATCTCCGTCAATATCTTAAGCTTTTGGTAGCGCTTTTTAAGATAGTGCTTCTTTATCATCTCTTTATGTGCAACATTGTCTGATAAATCTTTATCTGCATGGCTTGCGCTGCCACCCATGCCGCCCATTTCACCTATACTGCATGACGGATAAAAGGACAGCATTATTTCCTTGTACAGAAGCTCCGCCCGCTCTAAATCTTTCTTAGCTTTGCTATACCTCTGTAGATATTCCTTTTTCTTTTCATTATCTTCCTGCCTGCTGCTCGTGTTCAAAATATCCTCTCCTCTCACCGAAAGCCGAATACACATGCGGTATGTCATGTATATTCGGCTGCACTATATTAATTATACCAGAGAACATAGGTTTTGTTCAATGCTTGTCTATGTAAAAGGCAGACCTTCATCCTCAACACCCATAGGCAGGTTCATGAATCCGTCATCCGGGTCTGCCGGCTGTCTGCCTCCGGACTGTCCTGCTGCCGCACTGCCATAGCCTCTGCCGGCATTGTTACCGGAGCTGTTCCCGGTGCTTTTGCTCTCGCAGAATTCCTGCTCGTCAACTAAGACATCCGTTGTATAGACTTTATGTCCGTCCCTGCTTGTATAGCTTCCTGTCTGAATCCGCCCTGTCACAAGCACCTTGGTTCCCTGATGCAGATACTTCTCGGCAAATTCCGCTCCCTTGCCGAATGCAGCACAGCTTATGAAATCGGCTGTCTGCTCATTGTTATTCTGCTTCGTGCGCCTGTCCACTGCCAGCGTATATCTGGCAATGAGCAATGATTCTTCTCCTGCACTGCTTCTTATGTCTGGGTCGCGTGTTAAGCGACCCATTAGTATTACTTTGTTCATGTTGTCTCCTCCTTCATCCTATAAGCTTCTTCCACTTGTCATACACAAGATTCTTTTCGTCCCAGTCCGGGTAGCTGTCCTTTAAATAGGACTTGAATATCTCCAGCATCTCGTCCCTGTTTCCTTTGCTGCCGTTGTCGAGCATCTCATGGTGGTACTGGCAGCCTACTGCTCCGTTCTGTGGGATTCCAAGACCGCCGTGTGACCTCGGAATGTAATGCATGATGCTAAGAAGGGACTGTCCGTACCATGTCGCACCCTCCATGCGGTAGCCGGCGGCACAGAAGATGCATCTTCCATTATCGCGTGCCTTTATCTGCTCCCTTGACGCTGTACTGAACTCCCTTAGCCTTGCCTGTTTAGACCTCTTCATCTTCCCCTCCGTGTGCCGCCCTGCTTACCAGACTGCTAAGGTTATTTGCCTTGACCATCGCAGTCCCCCAGCAGCCTGCCGTGACTGCTGTCCTTATCTCGTCAAGCAGGGTGAATATTGCTGTTTTCCCTGCGGCATTTTCTGAACCTGCTGCAGCTTCCCTTTCTGCATTGTCTATTACATCCGCATAAGGCTCCCTGTCCTCATCCCCGCCGCATTGAGGATTTATGGGCTTTCCGGCAGTTTCAGGCTCCTTATTTCCTGACGGCTCCGGCATGAATTCCGGAAAATCATTCTCTATGTCAGTCTGTCCCGGTATCTGCTCCACTGCTGCCGGCTTTTCCCTTAGGGGATTCAAAGGCTTTTCCAGGCTTTCAACCTTTGCCCTGTGTACCTTTGATTCCTTCTTTGCTTCTTTCTTCACACTTCCGTCCGGTTGCTCCGGTGCAACAGGACTGTTTTCGGATTTGACAGGCTCAGGCGGATACGGTTCACCGTAAAGCTCCTGCCATCTCTCGGAAGCCGTCTTTCCTGTGCATTCCTTGAAGCCTGTCACTTTCTCACATGCATCCCTTAACTGCTGCCACGTCACTTCCTCGAACTCTCCCGTCCTTGAATTGACTGCCCTGTTATCTGAACCATCATTGAGTATTAAAAGGATTCTGCCCACTCCGGCAAGGCGCACGCTGTACGTCTTCTCGCCTGCCGGAGCCATGATTTCCTGGAAGTGCTTCATATTCACGGAACAGCCGAGTGCATCCTTATGCAGCTGCCCGAACATGCCCGGCTCATCATGCAGAAGCTGTACTGCAATCCGCTCTATGACAGTTCCCTCTTCCTTCCGGGTGCCGGAGGCTTCTAAGCATACCTCTATGTCACTTATCTTCTTTTCCTCGTCAACCTCATCCTTGATGCTCTGTATCTCCGCCTTCGAGTATGAGGGCGTAAGCACCTCATTGACCGCATCCGGAAGCTGGAGCATCAGCGTGAGCTTGGCATAGCCGAAGCCCTGATAATTTGCCTGCAGGCGCTCTGAGTAGCCTCCCTCCGCAAATTTATCATTGATACTGATGAAACGGCTTACCTGTGTCTTGTCAAGGCTGTACTCTGCCTGTGCGAACTCCGCAACCGTCTTGTAGCCGGATTCCGCAAGCACGTTCGTGTCGCGGGCCACCTTTAACAGATAGCCGATGCGGACAAAGCCCTCCGCCGTCTTCTGCAGCTCATTGTCAAGCTCCGCTTTATATTCCCTGTATGTTTTCTGATATGTTATTACGTCCATCAAAACACCTCTCCCATTCTGTCTTTATCGTGTTTTTTTAATATCCTGCTGCCTCCATGAAGTCCTCCATAAGTCCTTCAAGCACCCTTGTGTTGTTCTTTTCCTGAAGCTCCCTGATGTTCTCCTCCCTTTTCTGCTTTGAAGCCGCCGCCAGCTCATGGTCCTCACGGCTCATGCGCTTTCGGATTTCTCCCTGCCATTCACGCAGGAACGGCTTCACTTCCTCAATCTCCGGCTCCTCGTCATGCATTCCCCTGTGCTGGCGTATCGTTCCGCCCGGCTCGACCTCGATTGTGTAGTATGGCTTGTCAGGCTCCTCAGCCCTGCGCAGGAAGCATATGTATGTCTCGTTCTGTGCTATGCGGTCAAAATAGCGGTCACTGGAGCCTGCACAGTGGTGAAGCTCCCTGCCTTCCTTCACAATGTCAATGTTCCTCTCAGGCACAATGATGATGTACCTGTCATTATGGTATTCAAGTTTTCCTGCCACTGCCTTAAGGACCTTTTCTGCGTCCGGATATCTTTTTGAATACTCATCCGCCGTGATTTCGGCTTCCCTTTCCTTAATCTCTGCCACAGCTTCGTCATGCCGGCGCCTGAGCTGACTTGGACGGAACACCATCTCATCGGATGTGTCCTTCTTAAGCTTCCGGCACATGTCCATGTAGTCCTCGTACTGGCTGATTACCTCCCTGATACTCTTTCCACTGTATTGCTCCCTGCGCTGGCGCTCTATGTAATTCATTGCCTGTTCTGGACTGAACCTCAGCTTTGCCCAAGCCATGCTGCTTGTATGAAGTCTGTTTTTCATAAGCCATGCCAGAACCTTGTCCGACAGCTTTTTATGATTGCGCTCGCTCCACTGCAGCCACTCAAGCATCAGTCCGTCACCGTTCCTGTCACGCAGGCGGTTGATGAGCTGGCGGTCTGATATCCTGAATACCTCCTCCATGCTTGTGCCTTTGATATTGAGCGCCCCACAGTACACACCCGCATATGTCATTCGCCCGCTCTCCTCAGAAAGAAGCCTGTAAAACCTTCCACGGAACAGCATCTCCATAAGTGCGTGCATGTCCCGGTCATCACATGTAAGCAAGTCATCATATGCCGCCATCATTCCTGACAGTGCAAGCTCCCTGAACAGCCCCAGCCACATTTCAGCCTTCGTGCCTTCAAGTGCATCGATTCCTTCCGGATACATGTACTGCCTGTCCGCAATCCTGTGCTGGCTTGGATCGCTCTTATTGTCGAAACCGTGCCCATACTGTCTGTAATACACATTCTTATGCGGTGCCGTGTACGCTCCCCTTCCTGTAAGGATCCTGATTTTCTCATGCACATGGAAGTCTGTCTTCCTGACAGTCACCTTCCCAAACACATTGCAGAACCTTATGACGGACATCGTGTCATCAACAGGCTGTACAGCCACAACGTCCTCTGAGACGAATACAGACCTCTTGCGTGTCTTGAATCTTATCCTGCTGCCACAGTGCGGACAGGATATAATATCATTGTTTCTGGCCGGCTCCCCATTGTCCCGGCAGTACCTCTCCCTTCCGGCTCCTTTATGGCATACGGTACATACGTACTTTCCTGTATCTTCATTCTTGAATGCAAAGTCATCCCCGACTGCCGTTTTGTAAAACCAGTCCGTGATGTCATCCGGAAGCGGGGGTATCTTTGACATGAGCGCATTGACTTTTTCACGGCGGCGTTCCTCAGCATCTTCACGGCGTTCCCTTGCCCATTCATATTCCGATTTGCTTATAATCTCAAATAAATATGACCGGCTGAGCTCTCCGAATCTTTCATTAAGCAGTTTTCTGTCCTCATCCGACAGCTTGAAAAGCTTCACCTTCTCCTTGTTGTAATACCTGTACTGCCATTCAGTCTCTATGTCATAGCTCCATTCTATCTTGCGTGAAGTCCATTCACCGCGTGGAAGCCATGTGGCATAATCCTTTTTTGCTGTGTCTATGCAGTGCCTTGATTTTAAGATTCCATCACAGAAGATATTAAGGACTATTATGCCGTCTATCTCCTGTACGATTGTCCACCAGCCTTTTTTGCGGCATTTCGGCGGCTGTGTATTCTCTATCAGTCTCCTGCGCATGGCCTGACCTCCTCCAGTCTTCTTGTTAATGTATTAAGCGTGTACTCCTTCCCGGACTGCTCTTTTGACACGATGAACAGCTTCGCGCCTGTTATGATTCCGTCCTGCTCACACAGAAGTCCAAGGATGCTCCCTGTGATGCCTGAGACAACAGGATGCCCGCCCCTTGCTATGGCAATGCATCCCTTTTTCTTCGCCTCAGCCCTGTCTTTTAATACGGACACGCCTCTCCCGGACTGCTGCCAGCGCTCCCTTGCAGGATGCATTACCATGTATTGCATCCCTTCCATGGCAAGCTTAAACGGAGTCAGCTCTTCAACAAGTGTTATGCGTGTACAGGCTATGCGTTCATCATCGTCCTCATCAATGTCACCCTCGGCTTCAACCGCAAAGAACCTGTTTTCACCGTCAAATGCATAGTACCTCAGGCACTCAAACGGATTCTCACAGCAGTGGAAGCCGCTCCTTGCGGTCCTGCTCACATCAACCGCCTTTGTCTCGCCGGGAACGAAACGGCATGTTGTTTCATTCCCGTCTCCAAAGCGTGACACTAAGTCCCTGGTAAACCCTTTGTATGCCCTCATTCCGTCTCCTTTCCGAGATAGTATTCCCTGGCAAGCTCTCTTCTGGTCTTCTTGTCAGGAATGCCTATGGCAAACTCATGCGTGCCTGCAATCTGTTTTATCGTGGATGTCCTTTCCACAATCCGGCGGTCAACAACAGCCCTGTTCTTATAGCCTGACTCAACCGTTAGCGCCATGTAACCGGCAAGGTCTTTCCCCTTTCTCCGCACCGCAAGTGCAAACTCCGGTGATTCCGTACACATCGTGTTCAGCTCATCCACCCAGTCACTAAGCACTCCTGCAAGCTTCAGGTCTTCTTTTTCAGCCTTAAGCTTCCCAAGTGCCGCAATAAGCGGTGTTGTAAGCTCTCCGACTATTCCGTCCAGATAGTCCTTCGCATCCTCTTTGTCAATTCCGTTCTCCCTGGCAATCTCCATGACTGCCTCATCGTCTCCCTCAGCTTTCTGGGCTGCTGCCGCCCTGTTAATCTCCTCCGCTGAGTCAAATTCTCCAAATTTGTCAAACATGTGTTCTCGCCTTCCTTTCCACCTCACATTTAAGCCATGAGCCATATTCACCCTCTACCTTTGTGAAGGTTAATTTATGCACTTCTAATTCTCCCCTCAGCTTCTCCCACATCGCACTGTTCGCCACGTTCTTGCCCCTTCTCGTCTTCCAGCCGTTCTCCGCCCAGTCTTCAAGCCAGCCATTGTCTATTGCAGACGAGATATATGTGGAATCCGTGTATACCATGACCTTGCACGGCTCTCTCAGTCTCTTAAGTGCATCAAGCAGTGCTGTAAGCTCAGCCGCATTCGAGGTTGAGTTCTCTATCCTGTACACTCTCCCCATTGTTGCCGGTCCCTTAGGTGTCTGTGCTTCAAGAAGATACCCTGCGGCTCCATCAGATGCCCTTATGCCTTTAATCTCCGCCTGAATAAAAATCTTTACTTCCTGCATTCTTACCCTCCTCTCTCAATCCGATATTCTGTGTATCTGTAATAGCTCATTCCAGTGTAGCGGTTCACTCCGCACACGATTGAGTCCTTGTCTATGTAATATCCCGGTGTCGGCTTCGGTCCGTTCTCCACCAGCTCCTTAAGCGTCCAGCGGCGGTACTCCTTGCGCTCCGGCTGGGGACGTATGAGGTTTCTGGAGGTTGAATAGCTCACAAGCTTCTTACGCTCATCCTCTGTGAACATCGAAAGCTGTCCCTCTATCTCCTCAGTCGGCTGCTTGACTATGTATTCTGCCAGGTCTGCATATCCGCCGGATTCGTAGAGCAGTTCATAATTGATTCTTCCATGCGTCCACATCTTCTGTAACAGCTTCACGGTGTCAGCCCCTTCTATGCTGTTTACCAGAATGTGCAGATGCACGCCGCCCCTTGCGCCTATCTCTAAGCGCTTGATGTATTTGAACACGGCACCATACTTTTTATATACGCCCCTGCATGACTTTAAAAAATCATCCACATTCTTTCTCACCTGTTCAAGCGGCGGGCGTTCTCCTGCCCTGTACTTGACAGTACACCACAGGTCATGCTCCGCAAAGTTCGCTTTAATCAGCCTGCGTACCGTGTTCTCCCTGTTCGCCTGGTTCTGCTTCTTAATCTGCTCAGGGGATGCTCTCTTACGTTTTCCCCTCTTCTCCCCCCTGGCTCCATACCTGCCTGCATACTTAAACTCATATTCTATGGATCCATAGAATCTCCATGTATCTTTCCAGTACAATGCATCACCCTCCTGTCATAACTTTAATATACTTAGATTGTTATGAAAACGCGGTCAAAGCCGCATTTTCATTGACTTTTTCGGGCATATGTGATACACTGTTTTTGTCGGTATTGGTATCACGTATACCTTGGAGCAATGTTTCTTTTATGAAGCATTGCTCCTTTTATTTTGTTCTGAAATAGCTCCGGGGCAGATATGTATTAAAATCATGTATCTGTGTCGGATTGCCCCTGCGGTTTTCTTCTATCTCCTGCTTCATGGCTTTTTCCGCAACATATAAGACAGCCTGCTTATCGAACAGCCCCGTAAGTTTTTCATCATCCTCACCCACTTCATAGCTTCCAAACAGCTCTGTAAGCTTGTCCTCCGGCAGCTCGACATACAACGCCACAGCATGGACACGGTGATACAGATTGATTGCACGCACATACTCATGCCTGTGGCACAGCTCCCTGAACTTATCCGCTGAACCACGCATCTTGTTCATGATTTCTTCTTCAGTCATCCTGCTGCCTCCTTTTCAAAATAATCAAGCCACTCATGGACTCTCTCTATGTACTCGTTGCCCTCATAATCCGGATTGCCTGAGTTATACTGCTTCAAAGCCCTGTCAATGCTCCCATCATTCTCCTTAAGAAATCCGAGCAGAATGATAATGCCCAGCTCCACATTCTCTATAGGCTCGTCCACGTTCAAGCCGGTCTCGGATATCAGCTCTCCATACCACTTAGGCTGTATCTGCATAAGCCCTATGGCATCGCCATTATCGCCTGACGTGTCCGGTCTGCCGGAGCTCTCCGTCATTATCACCGCCAGCACCAGTTCATAGGACAGTTCGTACTTCTTGGCAAGAGCAAAAACACCGTGCTGAAGCTCGTCCGAAAGCGGAATGTCATATGTGTGTTGCTCCGGTGCAACTTCCTCTGTCAGCCTGTCCGAAGCTGTCACTGGCTCATCCGGAACCATTCCGGACCGGCACATATCAGATACCTTATGCGGTTCATTTCCTGCCATAACCGTTCCGTTTTCAGACGAAACCGTTCCAATATCATAGGGAACCGTTTCAACCGGCATTATGTACGGTTCCGGCTGTGCCATTATACGGTAACAGCATCCGGCACCTGCTGCCATGGCAGATGCCGTGAGTGCTGTCAGCTTGATAAAATTAAACACCCTGTACATCCTCATTTGTTCCGCTCCACGGCGGCAGCCAAGTGTATCGCCTGCGCTATGGCTCTCGCTTTTGCCTTGCCTCTTATGACACGGCCAAGATTAGCCGCATTGTATCCGATATCCTCGAACTTATCATGTGATGACAGCTCACAGCTCACGCCCATCTGTGGTATGGCGCAGAATCCGCCATTTGCATGACCTCCGAAAATAACAAGGTAGCTTAAACCGTCAATGTCAAGTGACATCTCATTAATCTCATCATTGATTCTGTTTACATCTTCTATCTTCCAGTTACTCATAAACCGCACCTCCGCTCATTAATGCTATCTCCGTTGCATATGTTATCAGTCTCTTCACCGCTGACCTGCGTGGCAACCTGTAATATGCGTCCGGGTACTTCTGCGCCGGAAGAATATTTCCGCACATAAGTGCCTCTAATTCTTCCAGCGTGCTTATCTCTCCTGTCCAGCCCATATGTACCTCCTATGCTCCTGCTGCCATGCCACGTATCCTAATGACTGCTTCACTTAACTGCTCTATGGTCATGCCCTGTCTCCGAGCCAATGCCGCGGGACTTATGTTATAAGTCCAGGTTGAGGACATCTTAATGGCATCACCGATATCAAGCTTTCCCTGCTGTAGCCCTATCCGTACAAACTGGGGACTACAGCCCATTATCATTGCTGCTTCCGACGTTTTAATTTTTAATGTTTCCACTATGTTCCTCCTCACGCTGTCTTAACTTCAATCCCCTTGGCCATCTGCAATCCTTGTACACCTGAACAGAGAAATCTCTGGCAAATTCATCCCAATTGTCCTCCGGAATGCTGATAT